TGTTTGTTTCTGTAAAGACTGCATCTTCCATAGCTATTATTGACATAACATTTATTTTTGCCATAGAAGCCATTAGTCCTATGATTTGGTCATACTGACCTTGTAATCTGTCAAAAGCAAACTTCTTTGCAACTACAAAAGATGGACCACTATCTAATGGATTAGGTATAAAATCAAGAATAGTTCCAGAGGTCATATGATATATATACGTACCTTCTTCATTGTAATATTCTGCAATTAGGTCACCCTCACCATTTGAGTTAGCCCAACTTCCGTTGTAACTATCTGTGTATGCAGAAGCATAAGCATTACCAATACCTAATGTATTTGCTTGATAAAAGTCTTTACTGTTTATTTTGTCAGCAGATTTTGGATATGCTTTTGACAAAGCAGTTTTTGGAACTCTTCGTACAATAGCCATTTCTTTTGGTTGTTGGTCTGCACCGTAATATCCAGGAAAACAGTTGTAAGGGTCACGGAGTTCTGCACAAGGATATGGTGTGCCATTTGCATCTTTCATTTCTCTAATTACCCATACAGCAAAACCATAACCAGGTAACCATCTACCAACTTGTGGCATTTGTAAATCTAATTTTTGTGTGTCATCATACGCAGTTACAATACGTGCTATCTTTTCTGCTTTTTTTCTTGCTCTATCAGAATCTTTACCATTAGGTACATCTACTTTTAGATTAGGAATACGTCCTATTTTCTGTGCAAGATGTTCTAAACCTGACATCATAAGGTTAGGTACAGGTATTTGATAGTCTTGAAAACCTTTTATCTGGTCACCTAGTAATGCTAGTAAACCATCTGGTCCACCATTCATTATTGCACGAATACGTCCTCTAGTAGAATATGCACTCTGATTGTCATAGTGTAACTGTGTTATCTGATATTGTATCTCTTCAGGTGTCATCCTATCTCCACGGACTTTCGTTCATATCGCTTAAATTCCATTCTCCAAAACTAGGTTCATAATCTAATCCTACCTCAGCTAATCGTTCTTTTCCTAGTCTTCTTATAACTTTTATTGGAAACCAACTAGCCATAACGACATCTGATTTATAGTTTTTTGCTTTACTAGCCTTACTAGCAGCACTTGAAAAATAAATTAGTTGCCTACGATATATATTACTCTTTGTTTCGCTTTCTGCACTACCATAAGGTAAGTTAATTAGCTTTTGCTCAAACAACTGTTGCATACTTCCAACACCGTAAATAGGGTCAAATTTATTTTTTTGTGTCTGATGTCCCTCTAAATGTATACCCATACGTGCAGAGTATTCTTTTATCTCTCTATCTTGTCGTATAGCTTTTTGAAATCCGTTTTCTTCTATGACCCAATGTGCAAGTTTATACTTTTCATACCATTTCTTTATAGATTTTTTTGCCTGTGCAACTCCTCCACCTTCTTCGTTTTCTATATCTACAAGATACATCATTCCTGATTCAGGGTTTACAGCCCACAAAAAACAAGCCTGAAAACCTGTAGATGCTGGGTCAAGTCCTGCGACTAGGTATGTCCCTGCAGGTACTTGCCCAACAACTCTATTGACATCTCTACACTGGTCAATATCTTCTGAATTAAACATTGTTATGCCTTCTACAAATGCTTTGTTAAGATATACCATTTCGTATATTGCTCTACCACCTGTAGTATCTGCATTATTTTTTTGTGACATAAGCCATTTGTATGTACGTTTGTTTTTCCATAACATACAATCTGTATGTTTATCTGTTTCTGTTTCTGGCAAAACACAATCTGTTTTGTGTGCTTCTTCTACAATATGTTCAAACTCTGGGTTTTCTAAAAGAAAGTTATACAAATCTTCTGGATGTTGTCTTGAGCCTATGACTACAACACCAGTATGTTCCTCTTTACGAGATGACAAAGTAGTTGTCCACCATTGTCTAGTTTG